CTTACTATCATCATAGCAACAATGATATAATAAGTCCACATAACCCACATACCAAATTGATTGTAGGTACTTCCTCTTTTGAAATTAGTGACAGGTGGAATATTTCTTTTCCACACATCACTAGACATATATTCGTCTTCTTTAATGCTCATACACTTTCTTTGATTAAATTATAAAGTTTAGCACCAAAATCACCTTTCTCTTTAGGTACTACATTCTTTGCAATAAATGTAATATCATCAAAGTCGACTTTGAATGATACAGAATCATCTTTGAGTTTTGTATTCTTCATACAAGCATCCCAACTGCATATTCCAGCAGTATAATTCTTTGTATCCCATAATAGCATATAATCAAATGTCTTTTCTGGCAACCCTTTGTTTCTTCCTTTAAAATTCATAAGTGTTACCTCTCTGGTATATGGTTTTGTTTTAAGAAACAATCCATCCATACCCTTTGACTCATAATAGATGCCATCATGAATACCTAAGAAGTCTCTACCGTTCTCACAGTCGCCAACATACTGTAATTGACCACCACTATACTTTGCAATGGCAATCTCTTGTACCTCTGCCCTGAGTGGGCGTGTTTGTTGCCTCTTTAATCCATCTGTGGACTTAACCACACCAAAGATAGAGGGAAAATCAAATTGGTCGAAGTTAATCATTTTCTAATAACAGAAATAGCGGGTTCACCCCTGTTGAATATGGTATCAACTACTGCCTCAACTTTACGTGCAGTACTGATCCCAACATTATTATACACAGGAACACATACCTTTCCATGTGTCTTGTGACGGTTTCCCAAGCGGATCACTCTACCAATCGTTTGAGAGATAGTAATGTAATCCATATTTCTCATAAACAATGCTGCCTCCAATCCCTTGACATTGATACCCTCTGATAATATGCTATGATGCAATACTACAAACTTCTTATCATCATCCTTACCCCACGCATTAAGAGTCTCAAAGAACTTATCTCTACCTACTTTCTCACCATCAACAATAGCACCTGTTTTTGATGTGATAGTCATCCAAGAATAACCACGATCTTCAAGTTCAGTTTGAAACTCAGAAGCATACAATAAACCAGTAATCTGTCTGGTAGACTTAGCACAGATAAGAACCTTATCAACATTTAATCTATCAATAGCACTAATCATATGCTCTGATTCTACTTGAGAATAGATCTCATCCTTTCTAAGTAAACGACTCTTATATACCTCAACTTTAGGTGGTAGAATGTATCCTTGATCTACTAACTTAGGTGCTGGTACATTAACAATTACATCGCCATATACATCCCTATTATTCATTCCTGCTCTCTTAACAGTAAAGCTATGCTTAGGAGTAGCAGTAAAGAAAAAGCACCTGTTAGACCAATCAGTTGCAAAATGTTCCACAGCAGGGAAAAAGTTTCGTTGAACACTATTATGTGCCTCATCAAAGTAAATGGTATCTACATCAATGGTAGATCTTTTGACCTTATCAAGTGAATGATAGGTAGTAAATATAATCTTATTCCCTCTTGTGTACTTATGCCAAAAGTAAATATCTTCAATCTTTGTTGATGAATAATGAGGTGTCTCACCACTATGTACGTGCATCACAGAAACATTATCAATCTGTTCTAAGAACTCAGATGATAGTTGCTCTGCTAATAGTATGCGTGGTGCGACTACAACAATAGTACCACCTGACCTCTTAGCATCCTCTATCATACACATAGTTTTACCACCGCCTGTAGGGACGATGATCTGCCCTTTTATATTGGTTGCCATAGCATCCAAAGCATCATTTTGGTGTGGACGTAATGGCATCAATGTTTCTCAGTTGAATATATTATAGCATAAAAAAACCCCCTTGAGGGATTTTGTGCCAGTTCTGCCACTGGTTTCTTAAAAAATTATAGAGCTTCCCGTACAAACCATACAAAGGTATGTATAGTAAAGGAAATTTACACTAAAAGAACTGTTCTACTCCTATAGGTTCACCAAAACTATAATCATACTCTAAAGCATCAGCACAAACATAATGCTTATGATTAGATCTTACACCCAATCTGGCACATAATTCTTTATGATTATCTGGCATTATCTCAACAGCATACAACATATTGTTTAGAATGTGCTTCTCACTATGATAGTTCATCAACCTATTCTTTAGTCCAACCAAGAAATTGCCACACCCTGCTGAATTGTCAAGGAATTTACTGCTAGAATCCTTAAGTAATTCAACATCAATATCATCTATCATAGATTCTACTAACTCAGGTGGTGTGAATACCTCTTGAGTTTCCTTTATTCTTTCATTAGATCTTTCTATATTAGATCCAGATTTTATATTATGCTTATTCTTTTTCATCTAAACATTTAATATAAGTTGTAATTAAATCATTCTTACCAAAATGATAGCGACCATTCGTTTGTGTTGCCACTTCTCTAAACTTAGGAGCAAACTCAATCAGATTATCTAAAACTTCTGGTGATCTTACATTTAAAAAATGATGTCCCTTAGCATAATGTGTAAAGTTCTCAGTCTTTACAATGCCACTAGGGCCACATCCATACTCACCAACAAAAACATCTGCTTCAAATCTATCTTTATAATCTAGAAATTCAAAATCTGGATGCTCGGTGTGCATAGGAATCTCGTTCACTCCTACTTCAAATCTCGAAGTGTTTTTTACCTTCCAGTATTGTTTTACAGCACTAATTCCACCAGGAAATGTAGTATGATCTAGATCATCATCAACTTCACAATGAAGATATGATTTAATCTTATTTTGAGACGATGGTTTTCTTACAGAAGTAGGCAATACAAACCTAATATCATCTGTAATCTCGGACGTTTTATTTAAAAATCGTATAGCAAGATTTCCTCCTACACCATAAGGAGGATTTCCTATAGCAAGAGTAAATTTCATAATAAAAGTATAACAGGAATCTCGAACAGTGTCAAGTATTATTTTATAGTTACTGATTTACTAACTGAACCACCAGGTCCTATTGCTGTAATAGTATATGTTGTTGTTACTATTGGTTTTACACCAATACTTCCACTTAATGAATTACCAGGGAAATTAAATGTAGGATCATTTGGTGAAGAAGTTGCTGTAACTGTATCAGCCTCACCACCTATAGTCCATTGAATTTGTGCGTCTGGAAACTCTTCAAAAGTACCTAAATCGCTAGGACCAGTTGTTCCTAATCTAAATCTTCCATTCCATTCAGAAGTATCCATACCATCATCTTCTAAATGAAGTTCTTTACAATACATAAATTCAGTTGCTCCATTACGATTAAAAGGTTTTGCAGTTGAATTAGCGTGTGGTACTAAAACTCCATCTATAGTATTAGTTGGATTTAATGATAAACCTTGAGTTACTCCATATCCATATCTCTCACCATCCTCATCTTCTTCTAAGTCATTCCATCCATCATAATCCCAAACTAAAGGATATTCTCCAGCACCTAATAAAATATTTGGATGTCCACCAAAAACACCATATAAGGAAGGAAACCTAATAGGATCATTAGGTGGATGTAAATATGCATTACCATTACCTTCTAAGTAACTGCTAGATGCCACTTTACCATCCCCATTATTTCTTATAGAACTCCAGTATGCTAGTTGTGCATTTGTATCTGGTCGTCTTAAACTAAGTCTATCTAAATGCGTCCTCTGCCTCCCTGGATTATCCTCATAATCATACTTCAATCTAAACGAAACACCAATACCATCAGGAGCAGTAACCATTAGATGTGATGCTGCAGGATAACTAAACCTAACATACTGTGGTGTCTGGAATGATATAGTTGGTGGTGGAGTATCAGGTTCTTCTGCCTGAGTTCCATCACATCCACCTGTTTCATAAAGTCCTTTTAATGTAGTTGTTGTTATAGTTCCTGATACAGTATATGATTTAGTATTTGTTCCTGGTTTAGTACCACAAATAGCAGTTCCACCTCTTCCACCATCGTGTATATCACCAGTTCCTCCAGCATTTTCTCCAGCAGTTGATTCACCTGCTTGACCCCAATCTCCACCATCACCACCTGATCCACCAGGTTGTCCACAACGTCCACCTACTTTTGTGGTTCCTGGTGGACATACTGGGCACAAATCACTTGGAGCAGTGCCACCAGCACCATCAGTTCTTGCTTGATTATATCCTACTCCATTTCCACCAGCACCACCTATACCCTGTGCAGGTGTTGTTGATTTTTCATTATAACCACAAGTTATTTGATTTATATCATCGTAAGTAACATTTCTAAAAAGACAAATACCAAAAGGTCCTCTAATCCAACAAAATTCGTTACGATTACATCGACCTGATACTGTAGGTCCAGAAATTAAAGTATCACCAGCATTACAAGAAGGAGTTCCATTACATTGGTCTACAACATAAGTATTTTGACAATCTGCTCTATCACCAAGAGGTCCTTCATCTCCAGTTTCACCATTAGATCCTTGTTCACCTCCACCTCCTCCACCCCAAATTTCAGCATTTGGTCCAACAATAACTTCAGTTGCATTTCCTTGATGAGAAATCTTTAATGCATTACCACCATCTTTTCCTGGTGCATTTCCATGAGGCCATCCTCTAGTATCATTACCACCAAGTCCACCTGCACCATGAATCTTTCCAGTAACTTCTATCTTATTATTATAAACATTACATCCTGGTATTAATTTAGCAGCAGATGCCTTATCTGATCCTACATTATTACTTTGAGGATCACCATCAGTTCCAGTATCAGTTGAATAACAATGTCCAGTAATTACAAGAGTTTTTGGTACATTCTTTGAATAGTTACCATTAGTAAAGTTTGTACTATCTCTTCCACTAGCACCACCACCAGACCAATCAACACCATTTGTACCATCAAATCTACCAGCATCAAACTGAGATTGAGTTCCACTTTGAGTTGCTTTATATCTTTTTACTGAATTTCTAAGTGTTGATATTACTAAATTAGTTCCATTTCCAGAAAATAAATTTCCATTAGCATCATAAGTATCAGGAGATATATCTTCATTCTCAGTTGAATCAGGAACAATAGGATTTGTTACATCAACATTAGTATTCCTAAAGAGTTCAGATGCAGATACAGATCCACTACTAACCTCTTTAAATGCTAATCTTAACTCACTAAACTTTAATGTAGCGTTTGCAGCACCAACAAGAAGAAGTTGAGTGCTGGAATCTCTTACTGAAGGATCCGATCCTTCATTTTTTACTACGGTTACTGCCATCTATGCTATGCTGTATGAGATAATCCACGCCAACCTACACCATCCTGATAAAATTCTAATCTATTATCAGTAGTATTGTAGATTAACGATCCTCCTACTGGAGCAGTAATATTACCCCTTTCAGCAGTACTTACTCTAGGAAGAATTAAATGTCTAAATGCACCATTCGCAAATCCTGTACCAGCATCACCAAAGTCAACAGCAGATCTTAGTGAAGTTGTACCTACACCAACAGTTCCAGTATCTTCAATTCTAACACTGCTACCGTTAAAGAAAGTTACGGAAGAAGTATTAAAACCAACAGCATGACCATATACCGTAGTATCAAATTGTAAAGGAAGAGTTGGATGAGTAGATGTTGGAGTTATTGTTCCTAAACCAAGATTACTTATCCAAGCACCACCAGCAACATTCAATCGTTGAGAAATTCCAGTTGTACCAAGTCCAACATTACTAAGTAATGTATTACCTATTTGTGCGTCAATATTAGTACCAGTAACAACATTATCAAATTCTGTACCAATCGCTACTGTACTAACTCCACAGAATCTTGAAATTTTTACACTATTAAATGTTGATATACCTGATGTAGTATTAAGATTTGCAGTATTAGGAAAAGTAGCATCTAATGTTCCCGTAATACTACCACCAGTAACATTAAGATTTCCTACAACTGTTGCATCACCAGTTAGTCTGGTTGTGCCAACAACATCAAGTGCGTGTAGTGGTGTTTCTTTATTAATACCCAACTTACCGTCATAGGTAAGAGTCATTATATTATCAGTTGTCTTATAATTCCACTTAAATGATCCCGTATTAATACCTGTTTGTGATCCAAAATGAATATAATTTGTTAGATCTCCAGAATCAGTATTAATTATATCAAGCGATTTGTCATCATAACCATATCTAAACACCCCAGTGCTTTGAGCAACACCCGCAGTTGGAGTAAATTCCTGCCCAATAGAAAGTAATGCTTGAGATCCTTTTATATTAACAGTAGCAATTCCAGTATTAAGAATTTGAAGATCATTTGTTGGAACTTGTATTCCAATACCTAATTTCTCACTAACATTCAATGTAGATACTGTTGCTATTCCAATATTAGAAGTACTTGAAGTTACTCTCCCAAAAGTAGCAATACCTGCAGGATCTGAATTAATATTTGTTACTGATAAAGTAGTAAAGGTTGATATACCACTATTCACATTACCAGAGAAATCACCACTAAAAGTAGTAGCAGTGATAGCACCAGAAACTACAACATCAGTAGCAGATAATAAACCAACAGTAGATATACCACTAACAATATTTCCTGCTAAATCACCATCAAAAGTAGTAGCAGTTACAACACCACTAACATCAACATTAGTAGACTTAATTTGAGTTATAGTTGATATTCCACTATTAATATTACCAGCAACACTACCAGTAAGAGTTCCTGTAACATCACCTGATAGAGGACCACTAAATGTACCAGCAGTAACTATTCCAGTTGCTACAAGACTACCTTCAGACCCTATTCCTATACCACCTTGAAAATTCTGAGGATCATTTGTACCACCTATCTGTAAAGCAAATCTTGGATCATCAGTAGCTACTCCAACATTACCTGCATTATAAATGCTTAAAAATCCTAATCCAGCATCCTTATCTGTCCATTGAGATGTTGGAAGTCCTTGTAAATATCTACCATCACCATAATAAGTAACTATTCCTGTACCTGCATTTGTAGAAGTAATAACTCCTGCTGGATTACCTACAACAACACCTTCTCCAACAGTTCCACCTGAATAATTATTATTACCAACATTAAAATTACCTGTTACAGTTAAATTAGTAATAATACCACTAGTAACATTAAGTTCACCAGAGTTTGGAACATTAACATCATATAATGATACGATCTTTCCCCTAACATCAAGTGCTTCTGTAGGAATAGTAGTTCCTATACCAACTAAGCCTGTGGCGTTTACTATTAAATTGTCATCATCAACTTGAACACCGTTACGGAAGTTGAAAGTCTTCTTGATATTTGCCATCAGTTAGTTGTTTTCTAGTTATTTATTAGGATAGGGCATCTACTTTTGTAGATAATTCTTTGATCGCTTCTATTAAAAGAGGAACAAGTTTTTCATAAGCAACAGCGTGTGTACCATCATCTCTAATAGTGGTTACACCAGGTAAATCTAATGCTTCAATCTCTTGAGCAATTACACCAGTATCTCCTTTTCCTTCCTTACTTGATGCTGAGTTCCAATTAAATGTATTACCACTAATTGAAAGAACTTTATCAAGAGCGTTAGGAATAGGTGTTATATTATCCTTTAATCTCTTATCGGAAGAAGCATAAGCAGTAATGTCTCCACCAACATTCAGATCACCACCAATACCAACACCACCAGCAACAGTTAAAGCACCACTGTTCTTAGTTGTAGATGGAGTAGCACCAGATATGGTAACACCTACTGATTGAACTGACTGGCAAAATAGAGCATTCCAATTCTCTGCTGTTGTTGATCCACCTAAATTTTTACCAGTAGATGCAGGTATTAAATTAGAATCAATCTTAGCAGTTACTGTTAATAGATCATTACCACTTCCATCACCTATTTGAGTATTTCCATCTAAGGTTGCATTTCCTTCAACTCTTAAATTAGATTTAACCCAAAGATTCTTACCAATACCAACACCACCAGTAACAACTAAAGCACCAGTTGTTTCACTTGTTGTATCAGTATCTTTGTGTATTGTAGTTGCACCACAAATATGAACAGACTTAGCAATACCTACACCACCTTTAACTGTTAATGCACCTAGTGTGCAACTAGTAGAATTTGTCTCATCACGAACTTTAATTGTTTGAGCATCTAAATGAGCTTCTAATGTTAGTTTCTTATTCAATCTAACAGTTCCATTAAAGGTAACTGGACCATCAAACTGAGATAGAATCTGACCAGAACTACCACCCTCAACAAGTAATCTCTCCTTAACAATAACTTCATCAAATACAACACTAGATCTATTAGGATCTTCACCTGTTACTGTTGGAATTGGAATATCAAATGTTATTTGCTCACCACTAGCAGAAGAAATCTTAGTGTTTCCAATATAGAAATCACCCTTATCATTCATACCAGTATAAACTACGTTACCACAAGAAGTTTCTTGAGATTGTGATAAGAACTCTTCCCTTTCACTAAGTGTTCTAAGTTGAAGTTGTGGAAGTGCAGTTGAATAGTTACCTGGACCATAACCAAGATATTCAAATGTATGACCAGATGCTCTTAATATAGATGGTCTTCTTAATTCAACAGATAATGGTTTAATCTTCTTAATTAAAGATCCATTAGCATGATCAGTTGCTAATGTACCTAAAGCACCACGAATAACACTTATAGTATCATTAGAACCACTAAGGGCACTATTAGATACCCTCATAATTTCATCTTCAATTTGAATATATGATCCTAATGGGAATCTACCCTTAATCGAATCAGCAGTTGTACTGCCATCAGGTAAAGTAACTTTAATCGTTGCAGAACCTGATCCTAATCCACTTGCTTCCGCAACAAGTAAGGTTTCATGATCAAATACTGATAATCCTCTTACATCAAGATTCTCACCTGCCTTACTTGATATTGCTTCATTAGAAGAAAGACCATGTTTTAATGCATATTTGGCAGAAGTTACTGTTACTCCAGTAGTAATGGCAGTAAATTTATCAACACCATCAATAGAATCAACAATAAAATCACCAACCTTAGCATTACTAGTATCAGTTATAGTAAGTGAATTACCTTTAACTAATCCATGTCTTCCTGTACAAGTAAATTCAACTCTAGTAATACCTTCAACTGTTGCAGGAGTTCCAACACTTGAAACTTCCACAACAGGACCTAAATCTACTACCTGTTGTCCAACTATGATTACATCAGATGCAGTTTTCTTAATTTGAACAGCAGTTTTATTATTTACAGCATCAATTCTATAATAACCATCCGTTCCTGTAGATATACCAGTTACTTGAACATAATTTGATGTTGCTATTGAAATATTAGCAGTAGCAATAGTAACATTAGCACCAGGAGATCCACCAATACCACCAGCGTTTGTTGGTGAACTATCAAAATATAATGTTTCACCATTAGTATATCCAGCACCACCCTCACTAAGAGTTGCTGAAGTAATTGCTCCTCCACTAACAACTACTGTTGCTGTTGCACCATCCCAAATAGCACTTGCAGGTGCAGCATTGGTATTGAATAGTTTAATATTATAGTATGTACCATCAGTATGACCACTATTTCCACCACTATTAACAGCAGGTAAGTACTTAATTGCACCTATATTATGCTCTTTATTAAAATTTAATATAGCAGTTGTAGTATTATCAGTTATACTGGTAATAGTATTTGTTACATCAAATGTTTCAAGAAACTTATTAGTAGCTTCTCTTGTAACACTTTTCTTAAGATCATTAGTAACTACTTCACCAATAGGATGTCTCTTAGCATAAGTAGTTGCTGCTTGAGGATTATCTACAATGTTATCCCTATCATATTGTGGATATAAATCAGTAATACTCTGATTATATCTTAACTTAGTAAATTCACTTGAGGTTTCATTAATCTCATTTGCACCATTCAACACGAATAAGTGATAAACACCATCTTGAATATCTTTCTTATATGGTGTAATTACTTCTGTTCTATAGATAAAGTAATTACCTTTATGATCATTTCTATTAAATCTAGGCAATAAAGTTGATCTGGTATGAGTGTCATTTGAATAGATACCTACATTATGGGTTATACCATATACATCAGTATATGAATACTTAAATGTTTTTTCATCAACTACATCAGTAACTTCAAACGTACCATTATATCCCTTATCATCAACAGCAGTAGTATTAGTGCTACTGGTTATATTCTTAAGAACAATCTGCTCACCAACTTTTAGATTATGTGATTTATCTGATCTGACTGTAACCCTAGAATTAGTATCATTTTTAGTAATGAATGATATAAATCTAGTATTTCTATCAAAATCATAATCTTTCTTAGTTATAGAATTTTCAGTAAAATCACTATTAAATCTTACGTTAGTTGAACTAGAATCTTGAATTACAAATCCATCTATTGGATCTCTACCATTATCAAGTTCTTTTGGAACAACATATCTAAGTTTATAAATCTTCTCATCTAAACTTCTATCATCATCTCTTCTAAGAACATATGAAATATTCTCATTATCTATAGATGCAATGTTAGATTTAATAGTATTACCAGTAGAACTTACTGAAACATACCATTGGCTTCCATCCCATTGCATTGGATGTCCAATATCACCTGGTCTTTTATCAGATACTCTACTAATAATCTTATATGTAGTATTAGTATCAGAAATTGACTTAATATAAACAGGAGTTGCTAAAGTAGCATTAGTATAAGAAGATGCTATTCTAAGTTGCCCAACACCTAATGAAGAATCACCTTGATCTCCTACCTTATTAGTAATAACATAATAAAGTTTATGTGGATCTATATTTTCTGGTAAATCACCACTCTCAGATATAATTCTTACACTTTCTCCATTACTAAAATCATGATTATTATCAACAACATTAAACACTGATGGATCTGATGAATTTGAAGCATCTGTATGCTTAGCTTCAACCATCTTCTCAGATGATGATGTAGTTGCATTAATAGCAGTATTAAGAGAAGGATCATTATGATTCTTCTTAGTCATCACTATTGATGCTTCATAAGGAGTTGCTGTATCATTATCAATATAAACCTTTTCACCAACTCTTGCACCAATTCTAAATCCTTGAGCAATATCAGTTGGTTTAATACTTAATTTAGTTTGTCCTAAAAGATATAATCTATTATCAGGATCTTCAGTATTACTAGCAGTCTTAGTAGGATCTATTTGTAACCATTCTATCTTTTGATCACTAGTAACAACTGCTCTTGGAGTAATAATAGAAGTTATAAATCCCTTATTATCCTTCTCAAATGCCTCTTTCTTAAATCCGTCAGCAGCAAGAGCAAACTGTCCAAAGTTAGAGTTAGAGTTTGTAATAGATGCATCAGCACCAGCCAACATATTAAAATGACTGTGGAAACCAATAGCAAATACAGAAACAATCTGTACTACAGCATCATTAGATACTTTAATATGACTTGTTCTCCAATCATACCTATAGACTGCTCCAGGATCTAGGTGATATACTGTTGCTGGATTAGTTGAAGAAGATTCAGATGCTAATTCCGCACCTACCTTTCTATTAATAGTCAGACCATCATATTTTCTATTTGTTTCATCATATTTTACAAAAGCACGATCATCTTTCTGTAGTGACACAGCAGTAAACTGTGCAACAACCATAGATCTAAATCCAGTTGCCTTTGATCCATCACAATGCATACCTTGTATACCATAAACTGATCTCATAGAACAGTTAAAGACATATGGCGAAGCACCTGTTACAGTATCAGTTTCAACAAGAACTTGTGCATTAGCAGCACTTAATCCACCAGCAGGTCCTGCCTTTAAATTAGGTGGAACTAATGGGAGTAAGTAAGTAAATCTATTATCATCTAAGACGCTTTGTACTTTAGTTGATATATTATATTCTTCTTCATTGACATCCCTCATTTTAATTGGAGTTCCACCAGTTAAATTGTGAGGTAATTTAGTTGTTACAGTAACTACTTGTCCTGGTGTAGCACCATCTCCAGAAATAATATTTGTAACCTTTAATGGATCAGTTGCAAATGCACCAACTATTTCAAATTCAGGTCTCTGTTTAGAAAAATCTTTAGGAGCAAGTGGATACTTATTAATAATATCTCTTGTAGATGCTACATTAAATGCATTAGTTAATTTACTATAATAAACATCTAAATCAGTTAATCCACTAAACTGATCTAATGTATTAATACCATCCGCATATTCAAAGCAAGTTACTTTATGATGTGAAAAAGTTGGTATTGCTTGATTAGTATTAAATTCTTTCGGATCAGTATATACATAACTTTTCTCATCACCATCAAAAATAGTGAACTGCCAGAAATAGCAAGCACCAGTAATCCTAAAGATAGCAGTACTATCTACATCAGAATCTGTAGGATTAGGAACATACTTAGGTCTTATTTTTGTCTTTCTTAAATCTAGTCCAACAATAGATGTACCTCTAGGTACAACAACACCACCTTTAGTACTATTAAACTTATAAAGTATATTATCTTCCTGTGTTAAATCAAAGTTTGAATTAAGAGTTAATGTTAGAGTATTAAGTGCACCAGATACTGAACTTCCATTAGGATGAATAGCTTTAGCAATCCCACCATCACTCCTAATACCAAATCCTGGTCTATTATCTACAATATGCTCACCTGGGAATAGAAGTATTGTTGTTCTTTCTACTAAATCATTATCATCACCTTCAAGATATGAAAATCTTGCTGCCTCTATCAGTGCCCTTTGAATCGTCTTAAAAGGTTTTGTTAACGAATTACCTTGGTTTTCGATACCATCAGTAGCATCAAGGTCATTTGGATTTACATAGAGAATGCGACCCTCAACATTCTTTATGAAATTCTCTAATTTATTAAGTGGCATCTTTTTATACTAGGATTCCAGGTGGATTACTATGTTCTATTTAGCGGGTTAATCCTCCCCATAAATTGCATAATTTAAATCATCTGGCAATTCTTCTGGATTTTCTAAATCAATTGCAAAAAAACAAGGATGCAATTCCTCTTCAATTAAATAGAAAAAATTATTATACATATCCTCATCATCAAAAGATGCATTTTTATCTGCTTCTCTCAAAAGATCTTCATCTTCTAGATGTCCATCAGGCAATTCATCAAAAGTAAATGGTTTTTCATTTATAAAATACATAGCAACAATCATACTCCCATCCCTAAACCAACAAAACTTTTTGCTGATTTTATATTTGTAGGACATAATTTCCTGACTATTACTAATTCATATTTATTTTATTAAATTAAATCATCTGTATAACGAGAAGACCATATAGTAAGACTATATTTAACACCTGATATTAATTGTTGACATTCATGACCATGAGTTAATTGACCAGGAAATAAAATACATTTTCCAACAGGTATATCTTTATTTGAGAATTTTTGTCTAGGAAAAACTAAATCTGCACCTTCATAATCATCATTCAATTTAATTGATCCTGTTACAAGAGAAGCATCACAATGTAAATTTAAATTAGTTTGAGTATCCAAAGAATATCTCATAACAAAAGCATCTCTTATACCATACATTATAGATGGCCACCAAAAATCTTCAACAATAGGATATATGGATTCTTTCCAATACTTCTCCATTTCATCCCATAATCCCAATGCCTTTAATCTAATTTCTTTTGCAGGAAATTTATCATATTCTAAACTATTCCATTGACCATTCTTATCAGCAATTTCAATTAAAGCATCACACATATATGGAGTCATATAATCAATAAGAAGCATATCCCTATTAATAATTTCATACTTATTATAAGTTGGTATATAAACTATTGGTGCTGATTGATTGTAGAAAACATCATACAAATTATTAAAAGTCCTTTTCTCTTCCTCTCCACCATTACCATGATATATGCAATTAAAACATCTTGTTAATGGATTATATAATTGCCCTCTCTCTTTATATACTTTTGATTCATGGCATTGAAAGATATATGCTTCCTGATCTAAAATAATATCATAGTCACCAGAAATATATTGTTTTTGATAAAATAACTGATCATCATCAGCATTTTTAATATCTTTACTTAAAATTTTCTTTAACTCAGATACTTTACCAATAAACAATCCACTATTTAAATACTCATATGGCGTATTATATGAATTTAATTCTCTATTACGTTGAATTAGTTTGTCGGATAAATCTTGATCAGGCCAACAATGTCTTTCAGCAGCAAAAACTACTTTATGATGCATTGAAAGATATCTACATATAACTTCATCTATATGATCTGCAACAAAAACATCATATCCATCACAAAAGATTACAACATCCCTATCAGGTAATTTTTCTAAATGCTTTTTAAGAAGAGTTACTTTTTGCCCACCACCAGGACCTTCCATAGTCCCACCAGTCCATTCTACACCTTCACCCAAATTAATAAAATTAAATCCATTAGAAGATCCAGATTTAAATAACTTATCACATTTCTCAGAATCACTTCCTACAGTAATTGAATGAACATCAAAATCAACATAGTAATCATATCTTTCTGTTGGATTAATATCACTACCACCTTTACTCCTATCCCAAGGAATAACAATATTTTCTTTATAAGCAATAGGATTTAATTCCTTCATTTTTGATGGAAGATATTCATCCACAGGAATTATATGTTTTTCAATAACTTTATTAACTAATATATCTGCAGCTTGTGGAGTTATTAAGTAGGATAAACCCCAATATGGATATTTTGGAACAACAAATTTATCATCAATTGGTATAGATCCATCCTCATCCATCTCTTTCCATCCAAGATAAATGAAATTATATCCCTGATCTACTAAATCTTTTATTTCATTATATGGTAATCTATTCTTTATTATTGCATCATCCTCCATTATAAAAAATGGAGTACCTTCTTTAATACATTGCTTCCATAATTTATAATGAGATATAAAACATCCAATTTCACCTTTAGATAAAGTTGTATTTAAAATAGGATCAATCCAATCATATTGGGTATCATATCCCAATCTCTTCAAAAAACTATATTGGGTTTTTCTACCATCAACTGCAGATACAAATTGATAAGTACTTAATTTACCTTTATTAGTTTCTTCAAATAAATCTTTTCTATCTTGCCTAGAATCTAAACTAATAACATATGTTTTAATAATGTGTTCAGTCATTTACCGATAAATCTGCATATTTGATTATTTCTGGATCTGCTTGATCAGTTACTACTGCCAAAACATCCATAAACTGTTTAGTGGTATCACAAATAACTCTTTTTTTATCTCCACAATCACTTTCCAATAAAAAAGTTTTAGCACATACATCTATGACAACACTTTCTAAAAACTCATCTTCCATTGTACATTTAATATATTTGCTATAGCAGCATAGCACACATTTGTTTTTTTGTCAACCGTATCAATATTCGGTACTAAAGAAAAATACTTGTGTAAGTCGACCATTTTTATTATTATTACCAAAATATTCCATTGAAGTATGCCATTGATCAGCACGAAATAAAACGAGTCTATTGTATATATTATGAACCTCACCAACCAAATCCCACTGAGTTTTATCCTGTGCATAATCACCCACAGCATCATCATTTTTTCCATAGATAGATCCATTTATTTTTGATCTATAAAATCCAGTCCCACCTGTTGTTGGAGCATTTGGAGTTAAATATAAAACTCCTGCCCAATTATTATGATCATCAGTATGAATCCAACTTCTATCAGTAGCATAAGACATTTGAAAAGATCCACAATATTGATCTTCATTTTCCATCCAATCAATTATTTCTCCTGCATGTGGATAAAGAAAACCTTGTATTTTATCTTGTGTACTATCATTATTAAAAGCTTTAGTTCTTTTTCCTGGATAATTTCCTACAACATCAAACTTTTGTGATAACGCAAATTTTCTGACACCATCAACATTATGATAAAAACCATCAATAACTAATAAATTAGTCCTCATATCGGAACAAGATTCTTCTACTGATCCTTGATTGCCCTGATTACCTGGATTACCTCCCATTAAAGACCCTGCTTGAAGTAAAAATATTATAACATAAAAATTAATTTATATCAATTCACTATGAAACTTCTGTCAAATTAATTTAAAGATTTACCAAGGAAGTGCTTTATTTACTTCTGCTAATGTGGGAGGATTCTTAATAGAATTAATCCATGCCTCTGCAAGTGTTTTTGTATTACTTGCAGCAAGTTCATCTGCTATCCAACTCTTAACAACAGTCTCTGATAGACTACCATATGCTACAAATCCAGCAGCAGATGTTCCACCAGAACTATCTATAATATAAGTATCATAATTTGTTTGTGTAAGATTTGAAGGATCTGAATCATCAACAGAGACAGTTTTGATTGCTACTTGTGAAACAACATCTGTTCCATCGTTTAATACTATTAAGTCAATAACAGTTTCGGTATGAGTGATTGCCATATGTTAATACTCCATAGCTGTAATATACGAAGCTTTTAAAATCTGAAACCCACTATTATCAATATTATCATTACCAACCTTTACCATTTTCGCATAGATCGAATAGTAAATTGTGCTAGAAGAACTATTAACACCAGTATCAGGGTATTCAAGACCACCATGAGCATTAAATTTTTTGGTTTGAGAACTATTCCCAGACTCACTAAAAAGATTAGTCATATCTAATGATTGTCCAATTTGACTCCAACCACCATTTCCTATTTTTCTCATAATTTTGAAATAAGCATTCATTCCACCATCTTGATCAGTATCATTTAGAACTCCATATAAAAAATTAATATTTGATCGAACTAAAATATCAGTTCCCGAATCTTTATTCAGTCCACATTGCAAAACATTTTTCCAACTATTATTTGTAAAACTAGCATAAGTTGATGAACGTACATTAACTGCTACCCTAATACTGGGAGCACCACCTGCATCTCCTGAAGTACCTTTTTGCCCTTTATTACCTTGAGGTCCTTGGTTTCCTTGAGGTCCTTGGTTTCCTTGATTTCCTTGATTTCCTTGTGGTCCTTGATTTCCTTGTGGTCCTTTGTTTCCTTGGTTTCCTTGATTTCCTTGAGGACCTTGTGCTCCTTTGTTGCCTTGATTTCCTTGTGGTCCTTGATTTCCTTGTGGTCCTTTGTTTCCTTGGTTTCCTTGATTTCCTTGAGGACCTTGTGCTCCTTTATTACCTTGAGGTCCTTGGTTTCCTTGAGGTCCTTGATTCCCATCATTTCCATCATTTCCATCATTACCAGGATTTCCTTGTGGACCTTGTGCTCCTTTATTACCTTGAGGTCCTTGGTTTCCTTGAGGTCCTTGGTTTCCTTGTGGACCTTGTGCTCCTTTGTTGCCTTGACCACCTTGAGATCCTTTATTGCCTGGAGTGCCTGGAGTTCCATCATTTCCATCATTTCCATCATTTCCATCATTACCTGCAGGACCTTGTGCTCCTTTATTGCCTTGACCACCTTGAGATCCTTTATTGCCTGGAGTTCCATCATTTCCATCATTTCCATCATTTCCATTAGTTCCTGGTTCTCCCTTTTGACCTTTTTCTGCTTCTCCTTTTTGACCTTTAGTGGAATTATCTTCTCCCTTTTGACCTTTATCACCAAATCCTTTTTGACCTTTCTCACCTTCTTCACCTTTTTGTCCTTTAGTAGAATTATCTTCTCCTTTTTGTCCTTTTTCTACTTCTCCTTTTTGACCCTTGGTTGAGTTATCTGCTCCTTTCTGACCTTTATCACCTTCTTCACCTTTTTGACCTTTTTCTGCTTCTCCTTTTTGACCTTTAGTAGAATTATCTTCTCCTTTCTGACCTTTATCACCAAATCCTTTCTGACCTTTATCACCTTCTTTACCTTTTTGACCTTTTTCTGCTTCTCCTTTTTGACCCTTGGTTGAGTTATCTGCTCCTTTTTGCCCCTTATCACCAAATCCTTTTTGACCTTTTTGCCCTTCTTCACCTTTTTGACCTTTTTCTGCTTCTCCTTTTTGACCTTTAGTTGAGTTGTCAGCTCCTTTCTGACCTTTATCACCAAATCCTTTCTGACCTTTCTCACCCACTTCACCTTTTTGACCTTTTTCTGCTTCTCCTTTTTGACCTTTAGTGGAATTATCTTCTCCTTTCTGACCTTTTTCTGCTACTTCTCCTTTCTGACCTTTATCCCCACCTTCTCCTTTTTGACCTTTTTCTGCTTCTCCTTTCTGTCCTTTAGTAGAATTATCTTCTCCCTTTTGACCTTTATCACCAAATCCTTTCTGACCTTTTTGCCCCTCTTCTCCTTTTTGCCCCTTCTCTGCTGTTGCTCCATCTTGTCCTTTTTGACCTTTATTACCTTGTGCTTCTACATCACCTTTTTGACCCTTATCACCTTCTTCACCTTTTTGACCTTTCTGCCCTTGTTGTCCTTGTTGTCCTTTATCTCCATCTTCTCCTTTTTGTCCCTTACCTCCATCTTCACCTTTTTGACCTTTCTCACCTACTTCACCTTTTTGCCCTTTAATACCTACTTCACCTTTTTGACCTTTATCTCCAATATCACCAGTTCTGGCAAAAGTTATAATTATATCTTCATTATTACTGAATGATGTTGCACCATCTAAATGTGTACATGGTATTTTAAAATATCCTGATGCCTCTGTACTTGCACCAGTAATAGAAAATATTGCATAATCAGTAGAATCTGATTTATTTGAAATTCTAAAATGTCCTTTTAATAATGAAGTAGAATCATCAATAGTCCTCAAATATGATTGAATATCCCTTGAAGCATCATCTACATCATCAATATACAATATTAATGGACTTGTAGTATGTAATGCTGTTCCATTAAATTTTAATTTACCATCACCAGGATCACTATCTGCATTATCAGTTAAGTAAGTATAATCAAAAGTTACTCCACCAAAATTTCCTTCTTGTCCTTTTTGACCCTTATCGTTTTGTTCTCCTTTTTGACCCTTAGATGCTGCTTGTCCTTTCTGTCCTTTATCACCATCTTGACCCTTTTGTCCTTTTTCAGGTTCTCCCTTTACACCCTTTTCACCCTTAACAGATTCACCTTTTTGACCCTTAGATGCTGCTTGTCCTTTCTGTCCTTTAGCACCTGGATCTGGTATTCTTCTCCAAGCATACCCAGTCCACTGCCATACTCTACCACCTACTGAATAGGTTTGGCCAGTTGAAGGATTGTCTGGAAAATTTATTGCCATCTATAAATATACTTTCTGATTATTTAGAAACATTCTACATAGTACCAAGTTACAGCAACTCTCTTTTTTCCTTTCTCAACGGGTTCACCTGAATGTGGATAACACCAATTTGAAGGAAAGATTAATCCATATCCTGGTTTTGGTTTGAATGAAGTATGAGGAAATGCAGTTCCTCCACCAATTTCCGATTCTTTTAAATAAACTATTACAGATATTTGTCTATGATATTCTCTAAGATGAGGAAGAACTGATGCATCATGATGAAATTTATATTCTTGACCTTTAGTATATTCTAATACCTGTATTGTTTCTCTCCAAGATGACGTTTTATATGCACCAGGAACAGGATAACAACTAAAATTTGAATGAATCTTTTCCACTCTTCTTTTATATTCATCTAAACCATTATTCATAGAAGAATGCAATATTTGACATTCTTCAACATCATCATCCAAAAAAGTACCAGTACTAGATCTCATACTAGTATCACACTTAAGATCTCCCTCCTCCTCTTTTGCAGAAAAAACTTTATTTGGTTCAAAAGTTAAAGTGTCAACATAATTGTTTATTATATTAAGTTGATCATCATCAAGAAATTTGATGATCTGTATCAAATCATTCATAATTCTATTAAATACTCTTCAATATCAGACATAGTTACTACATAAAAATTACCATATTGCATTTCATATGACATTAAAGCATAAATTCGATGTTTACCATCAAGACATCTATACTTCCTTCCTCCAGGATTTTGAAACCCCTCTAATAATATACCAGGAATTGTAGTATCACAATCCCTAAACCTATAACCACCACAACACCCACAATTATCACCCAAAGTACTTTTATCATGATCAAATCCCTTCCAAGCAATATCATTAAGATTTACCTTACATAAAACATCTGCTGCTGTTTCACAATCATTTAAAACTGGCATCAAATCATGTATATTAATTACATATTCCTTTCCATCAAGTCTCCAATCACCATAATACTCATCTACATTAAAATAATGAGTTTGATAATCTAAAAGTCCTAATGGTCTGGTTAACATACCATTTACAACACCAAAATCTTCAAAAATATCATCAGTCATTTTTTCCTTTCATATTATGAGATTTAGCTAATTCAAACTTAAATGCTACCGTAAATCTAAATGAAGGAGATGTTCTCACATTCATAGGCATTACAGTATGTGGTATTCTACCATCAAAAATACATAATCGACCAGGTTTAATTTCTACAGAATATTTCATATTCCCATTATCATCAAAAAACATAGTATGACCTCCCATATTACTCTTCCAATCAATATTAGCATAATACAGAACAGTCCTACTATCTTCACATTTATCAGTGTGTATATTACATATATCTGAATGAGTTCCTAAATTTACATATGATCTTACATATACATATTTTTCATTGGGTATAAATTTAGTTATTGCAGAATGAGACTCTGTACCTTCCTTTAACAAAAAATCAATTATTGGATTATTTACGGTTAAATTGCATTTTAATCTACGATCAGGTAAATCCTGAACATCCTGTCTACTAGTATTACCAATACGATATGGCAACTGTGAGCACATATGGTATATTTCTAATCTTGTATCAATAATAACAGAATCATCAATGATGTAGAGTTCTCTACCATCACCAAAATCAATTGTTTCAGTTTTCATTTAATATTTGTCAGTATAACCAGATTCTAATGCTTCTGGTGGTTTTGGAAGACTTGGATATTTTTGTAGTATATCATATAACTCATCAATTGTCGATGCATTATCTATTTCAGTTTGCATTGTAGCATATTTTGTTCTTATTGCAGCACGGGATGTTTCTGCTGCATCTGTTGCCGAACCTGGTATTGCTTTTGCCACAACATTATCATGGGGTGCAAATTCACTATATCTTCGATTTCTTCTCTTTCGATGTGCTATCTTTTTAGCAAAAGCAAGATCATATGTTGATTGTTTTGTGTCTAAATCATATGCAGTAACAGCATCTGTAAACAATAATGCAGTTGAACCAATACCTACTTGTCTAAATTCTTCAAATTTATCATAATCTATTAATTCATACTTAATTCCTGCAGGAAGATCCTTTGCAACAATCTGTTCTGTTGTTATTCCAGTCTGTTCAATATAATCCATACAAGGAACTAGGTACTTGGGTAAAGGATTCTTCGTTGCGATTGTTGTTCCTATACCTGATGGATGATC